ACGTTGCTGAACATATATTATTGAATTATACGTGTCATGTAGATCATGAGGGATTTGATTTAAACGAAATCGAACAAGCATATTACAAGCACAATGACATTGTATTTGAACATGATACCACGTGGTACAAAGATGGCGATGCAGTCAAAGGCGCCCATGCGATTATTCAGCCATGGATAACTCAAAATGAATCATCTGAATTAATTTTAGATCATAGCCAATTTGTTTTTAGATATCCATTATCGGGTGAAGCAGCTGAACAAGTAAAACTTTATTCAAAACGAAGGCCTGAATTGTTACGCATACTCAGTACTAGTTTTAAATGTGGTTTAGATTTATGTATCGATTATTTAACGGAGGATCGAATACAGCCTATAGTTCACATCGAATGGGACTATGCAACCATACAAGATCTTCTTATTGATGCCGATTATGTAGAAACAGTGTTGCAATACACGGACTGGAATGAAATTATATCGGTTGTCAAAAGATTCAATCGATTATCAAAACACTCATTAGATGCATTTCAACAAGCTGATTTTAGATCCATGTTGCTATTTGGAAAAAAATCATATAGATTGATTCCTACATTGTGATATTTATTTTAAAAGTAGATTATGATACACCTACGATCCTTGTTAACAGAAGCAGTTTCGGATGATCCGGATTTCGTTGCCTACATCAAAGAACAAGAAGGCTCCAAAAAAGATAAACGAGGATACCATGTAGCATATCAAGATTCGGTTGGTAAATGGACTATAGGATATGGTCATGCATCTAACAGTGTTAAACCTGGCATGAAATGGACAGAAGCGAAAGCCGAAGAGCAATTAAAGCGAGACATAAACAAAGCAGAATCAATCGCAAAATCATATGTAGCAGAAAAATTTCCTGGTAAAACTTTAGGTAGCACTCAGTTAAAGATGTTAACTGACTTTGCATTCAATTTAGGCGGGCTCAGAAAGTTTCCAAAATTCACAGCCGCTGTAGTATACAAGAATTGGTCAGAAGCTGCAAAAAACTATAAAAGATTTGCTGGCGGCATGGAATTGACAAAAAGAAATCGAGACTTTTATAACAAATTCTTAAGTCCGTTACTAGCAAAATCCAGTGCTGTGAAAAAATCAACTGCTGGTGCTACCAATCCAACCACCGCACCTAAACCAAGCAGAATTGCAACAGCCATCAAACAACATGTATGGGTAGTGCAATCGGGTGATACCTTATCCGGCATAGTAGACAAACTAATCAAAGGTGGTTATCGATATCCAGTAAGCGTAGCTTCAATTAAAAAATTGAATGCATTGCCTGGTGTTTCCATACAAGTAGGTCAAAAACTAAAATTAAAGTAACTTTGAATTCTGGTGCAAATTACATATAATAATAGTATGAATGCCGAAGCAAGTAACTATATAGAACAATTGTTTTGCCGATCAATCAACGTGATGAAAACGGATGAATGGAGTTGGCCAGATCATTGGGATACTGACCGCAAGGCTCGATTCTTAAATGATTCATTGAATTTTGCATCACAGCATGAATTCTGGGAACAGGCTGCAATCATACGAGACGTGCAAAAAACACTAAATACAAACACAGATGGCGAAGTATCGAGTAGTGTTGAATAATGATGATGTGAATACATTTGATCATGTTATTGATTCACTGATCGATGTTTGCGGTCATAACTACTACCAAGCTCTGCAGTGTGCTACTATTGTGCATAACAACAAACAATGTGCAGTGTTTCATGGAAATTTAGATTCATGTGAAACGGTTTGTGAACTGCTGCTCAAAGAAGATTTAGATGCAGTTATAGAAAAGATAAAGCGTAAAAAATGATCAAGTGGTTGCGAAAAATCAGAATCGGTATGTTGCATGCCGCATATCACCGAAACATGAAACGAGCTGAACAAGCCCGTCAAAAAACAGACATAGTTGCATTTAAGAAGTATGTGTACCGAGCTGAGGATGCTTGGAAAAAAATGGTTATATTAATAGAAACAAATAAGTAATATGGGAAAAAAGTCAGCATACTCAGGCGAGTCAGCAAAAGACAGATCAATCAATCTGATGGATAAATTCATATCCAGATCAGCATCAAAAGAACGACAACTACCGAAACTTCCAGGTCGCAGAAAAGATCCAAACATTCCGGTTAATCTGTGGCCATTGGCAGATCAAATAGAATATTGGGCTTCTAGAACTGAAGCAGAACGGTTTGACGAACAGTATTCAGTTTATTCGGTATGGTATGATGAAGTCAAACAAATCAGTGGAGTGTATCATCGAACGTTCGTAGACTTTACTAGCAAATTGAAACCAGAAATGCGCGCTATGTGGGAAGCAAAGATGTTACCAAAACATGCATTGATGGAACTCAGAAAAAAAGGTGTGTACTAATGTCATCTAAGCCGTATAAATATGTGTATGGCAGAGGCCGGTCATCATTTGATATTCCGGAGTCTGATATTCGATATGCTATGGCAAACACAAAATCAAATGCCGAAGCTGCCCGTTTCATGAAAGTATCATTTGATACATGGAAGAAATATGCAAAAATGTATGTGGATCGGGAAACGGGTAAGACGCTGTATGATATGCATACCAATCAAGCCGGAGTAGGCATTACAAAGGATGTAGCCAAAGCCACCTCAGGTCCATATGCAATAGACAGAATACTTTCAGGTGATTATCCGGCATATCCAACATGGAAGCTTCGTAATCGCATCCTGGCACTTAACATTATGCCAGAAGAATGTGCATGCTGCGGGTATGCAGAACGCAGAGTAACAGATGATACAGTTCCATTACTTTTAGACCATATGGATGGTGATGAAACCAATCATCGCATAGAAAATCTGCAGCTGTTGTGTCTCAATTGTTACTATCAGCAAACCGGAGCTCCATTCAATGCTGACAAGGAACATTTTTGGAACTATAACTTGCTTTGTTGATATTTATTAATATGATATCAATGAAAGCTCTTATAACAGAAGGTCGATATGATACTATGGTAACTCAACTATCAAACAAAATGCTCAGAATCATTAAAGATAGTTATGCTGCAGTATCAGATCCAAAAGGAGAGTTTGCTGGCGTTAAGATTTATTTCAAGTCCGATGAACATCCACCTGAAATTGCCCATCCAGAGCTTTTCGATGAAATTTATTTTGAGGAAGTTGAAAATGAAACTATTCCATTGGATTTTTATTTGTCTTTGAAAGTGCAATGGATAGAAGGATTAAATGATTTTCGATATGGCGGGGATGCTTACAACGAAACTGAGGAAGATGCCGATGATGCAACACCGCCATTGATTGAAGTTCGATTCGAATTGGATCCAGCTGACTATCCTAAAGTATTAAGTGAAGTTGCCATGCAGTTACGTGACACATTGCGTCATGAAATTGAGCATACTACTCAGTCTGGCTGGAACACAAAGTCTGGTAAATATTTACCGAGTGATATGGCGCTTCGCAACAAAATTAATTCCGGTAAATTACCAGCATATCAGTATTTCATATTAGACAAAGAAATACCGGCAATGATCCAGGGACTGTATCTACGTGCAAAAAAATCCAGAACACCATTCAAACAAGTTGTGGATGAATTTTTGAATACGTGGATTGCAACCGGATATGTAAGCATAGAACAACGAAATGAAATTTTGAAAACCTGGAGATCATATCTCCCTAAATTAGGAATACGCCAGGAGTTGTAATGATTCGTTTAAAGCCGTTACTAGAAATACAGTTGATCAAAGAAGCGTTGCCGTTAGACATGGCAAGGCGCTTTACCAACATTGACCGTAATCCTGAGATGGTGGCACGGCAGGATAGCATCTTAGATTTCTTAAAGCAACAGCCTGGGGCAAAAACATCACGTCGTGGCGATCGTGTAGCAATACCATTTACATCAGATTTTCCAGTAACATTTAATAACCCGTCTCAGGATCTAATACAATTTTATAAAAATTTAGAAGATCTCCGTGAAAGGGCCAATCATTGGATACGGAAACAATCCGGTGATGATGGAAAACTTTTCCCCGGACTTAAAAATATATTTTCAGTAGCAATGCCTACTATTGATGATCAATACGGCCGTAAAATTAAAATGTCTAAATACATTACCGCATTATACATGGAAGGGCATAAACAAATTCGTGATTACATAGAATCCTTAATAGTAAAAGATCCAGCAACTGGTAAAGAGGTATTTGATCAAAAGTTTGGTGCTACCATTAGTGCAGAAGAAGCAAGACAAAAGTATCGTAACTTAGCAAAACAAGACATAGAAAAATTAATACAGCAATATAACAAAATACCAGAAGTTGAAGAGTTTCGAACAAACAAACCAAAGTTATATTACATGATATTTTCAAAACATCCTATTGATGTTGCGGGAATGAGTACCAATCGAGGTTGGACTAGTTGCATGAATTTATATACGGGTAGCAATAAACGTTACATCGGAAATGATGTTATAGAAGGCACCATGGTTGTGTATTTGGTACGTGAAGATGATTTAAACATCAACAAACCTACGGCTCGAATTGCAATAAAACCGTATGTGAATTATCAAGATGAAACGGATGTGTTGTATGAACCGGAAAACAAAGTATATGGTACCGCCCCGGACGATTTCAAAAAACAAGTAGATGTATTAATCAATCAAGCTCAGCCAGATAAACGTGGTACATTCCAATTGGTAGACACTTTGTATTGTGATAGCAAATCACAAATAACAAAAGTAGATCCAAAAATGGCGGAACGAGCAGAAGAATTAATTGCTGCCGGCGAACAGGCTACAACTGTCGATGAAGCATTATTCATGATACAAAACTATTGTGTACAATCGGGGGATAATCAAAATCCGAGTTTGTTTAAATTTTATGATGCGGATGGGTTATATGTGAATTCGCAACAGAATATAACAATCAGTGATAAGTTAGCATATAGTCCGGTTAAAATTAATTTTGCACCCACATTTACGATCAAACAAGCAACCCAAGCAGCACTCAAAACATTTCCTACAGAAGTTAACACTATATTCCTGAGACTACCAAATATTCGCAACTTCGAAGGAATGCCAACAAAAATAAACAATCAATTGCATATAGATGCATTCCGGGGCGATAACTTCAATGGATTACAACCCGGTCCTAGATTAATATCTATCGGTACGGCTCAATCGTATAATTTGGAATCTGTAATCAAATCGTTTCAAGGTATCCCACCTACTGTTGATGAATTGCACTTAGCTACTGAAACGGTACTAGACATGACTATACAAGAATTCATCGAACAATTAAAGCCAGTTCAACTAAGAGCAATTAGATATCGATGGAAAGTTCTACTACCTACCGAATCCGTCGGCGGTCACCAAAAGTTAACACGATCAATGATTGAATGGATGAAGACATTCCCACCAGCAATATCAAAAGAACATGGTGAAATACCAAATTCACAATACAAACGCATGATGCGACAAGTTACAAAACAACTTCCTACCATTCAATGGCTATTCAGTACTCCGGTCGACCAAATGTTCCGTTGGAATGGAATAAACGAACCAGAATGGATAGATACAACAGACACAACTATAGATTAACATATTTATATAAAAAGCACTATAATGATTCAGTTAAAAGATTTAATATCAGAAGATCTTCATCGGTGGGTCAAAGAAAAATGGACGGATCAACATGGCAGACCGTGTGGAAGTGCAGAAACTAAAGGTGTAAAGAAGTGCCGACCATCGCGCAAGGTATCTAAAGACACTCCTAAAACTTGGAGTTCATTTGATAAAAAAGAAAAAGAAGCTTTAGTACGTCAAAAAAGAAAAGTAGGGATGGGTGACCGTACTCCGAAAGCTGAAGCTGTGATTGATGAAAAGAAAAAAGCTAAACGAGATGCTTGTTATCATAAAGTAAAGTCTAGATATGATGTATGGCCTTCAGCTTATGCATCATTAGCATTATCAAAATGCCGCAATGTAGGCGCTGCCAATTGGGGAAATAAAACAAAGGAATCTATGCAAGAAATCACAGTATGCAACGAATGTGCCGTTGCAATGTTAGAAGACATTAAAGCCGGCAAATTAGGTGTACTAACAGAGGCAGAATATCAGGGACGCAAAGTGCCATTAGGAAAACCGATGCGTGGAGATGTCAAGAAGTTCAAAGTGTATGTTAAGAATGCTGAAGGCAATGTAGTTAAAGTTAACTTCGGCCACGGAGGTACCTCAGCAAAAAGAGCTGGCCAGAAAACAATGCGTATACGTAAATCAGATCCAGCACGACGCAGAAGCTTCCGTGCACGCCATAACTGCGATAATCCAGGTCCTAGATGGAAAGCGAGATATTGGTCTTGTCGCAAATGGTAACATGCATTTGGTAATTTAAAATTAATTTACTATATTTATTGGGAGTAGCAGAATGGCAGATCGCATTGAAGAAATCATGCTGGAGGCATATGAATCGGGAATTCACACACAAGTACTTGAAGTGGTTACGCAGATTCAATATGAACACCGATTTGATTTGAAACGTGCATATGAAATTGCTTTGCATCAAACAAGATCTAACTATGAAACGGGAAACGATAAAAATGTATGTGGGAGCAACGCGTGAATCGCAACGCGAACAAGGCTTCTTCGATGGTCGGTTCGTAAGCAGAACCCAACCTTCTAAAAAACAATACACCCGTAAACAAAAACACCGAAACAACAATGATGAATAAACTAACACTACTGTTTGTATGCATAACGGCATTTGCTAGAACACAAACCGTTATCTATTATGATTACATGGAAACATGGAATTGGGCAGGTCTTTGGTGGACGCCTGCCTTAACGGCCAATTGGTTTGCAAATGCATCTGTAACCCCAACCGAAAGCGCTGTTATTTATGGACTAGGCTCCGGTACATCAGGCAATGAACAGGATTGGTACTCCCTCCCCAATGTAACGGGTTTAGATGCAACCAAACAGTATCAGTTTCGATTTCGATTAGCATCATATACATTTTCAAATGCAACTGCATCTAGTAGAGGTGTCGATGCTGCAGATTACGTATCTGTGCAGGTTTCAACTAATGGTGGCGTAACATATGTAACTGAACTTCGAATCACCGGCAACAGTAACGCAACATGGCCATACACATCAACCGGTGTAGTAGCACATGTAGCTAATGGAACATTTACCAATGCAGCTGCTCCAGCCGGGGATGTATACACTGCACCTGTGGGTGCTACTACCACAGCACCTACATTTATATCTTTGAGTCTGCCGGCCGGCATAACACAAGTTGCGGTGGATTTATTCTGCAGAGTTAATGCCGCCGGTGAAGAATGGTGGATTGATAATATTGAATTGGTAGAAGTCCCGGCACTACCAGTTGAATTAATGTCATTTGAGGGATATCCAACCGATCAAGGAAACTTGCTGATATGGAAAACTGCTACGGAGCATAACTCAGCATACTATTTAATTGAAAGATCACAAACGGGCGAATTCGGTGAAACAAGTGTGATTTCACAAAAAACAGCAGCCGGATGGAGTTCTATAGAAACAACATATTCACATGTAGATATCGAATTCCGACACGGAATCAATTACTACCAAATCACACAAGTAGACAATGATGGTCAGTACAAAGTGTATGGGCCAATTGCTATAAACAACACAATAAGCGGCAAACTAATCAGAATCATTAATGCATTAGGACAAGAAGTAGACGAAACCGCTACTGGCATATTGTTTGAAATTTATGAAGATGGTACCATAAAGCAAATACGTAGATGACAGATATCAGACTGAAAATACTTGCATTGTTTCTTGCTGTGTTTCAGCCATTCATCATGATGTGTCTATTTGGAGAGCATCACAGTTTAAGTCAATATTGGTCAACTGCGGGACAACCACTGTTCATCATTACCAATGCAATGACCAGCTATTTTTTATTTTCAACCAATCAATGGTTCATGCCAGCAATCAGTTTGTTGTTGCTAACTGCCTTTTCGGTTGATTTGGCACCAGCAACGCATAACATATTTGCTGCTACATTTTTCATAACCAGCACATTTCCTATTGTTAGATCCAAACGATTCTGGTGGTACATTATCCCATATGTGTTTGGTGGATTGATTGCAATATGGCATTTGTTGTTCGGCGAAATCATTGTGATACTATGCATATGTTTCTATCATGCACATGTAATGTATTATTTGTATCAGTTAAAAAAATCCTGATATGTGCTTGGAATCTACATGTTTATTTCTTATATTTATAGTATAAAAAATGAGTTATGAAGAAAGAAATGTATGGTATTGTCAATGTAACTAAGCAAGGGTTACGAGTTTTTGAAATTGGGTCCAATGCGGACATAACCAACATGTTCCGCGATGACATGATTGCATTAGCGGCACAGAATCTAGAAGCATTAAAGTTTAATCCGGATACTAATCGAGCCAAGCGAATCCCAATGTCGGATCTTCCAAATGAATCTGCGACCAGTCCAGCAGATGCTCCAAATCAAGTCAATGATCCGGTGCTGGCTTTGATTAATCGAGCTCATGAAATTAAACCAGCTGATCTAGAAATGTCAGATACTAA